AATGTGACGCTTGGATTCTCGAAGAGATGGCTCTTGCCTTTATAGAAAAACCGAGGTTTTCTTGGCCAGCAACGAATATGTCAGCCTTAGACAAAGTAGATTGGAGCCCACTACAAGTGAAAGGCAATACATGAGAAGCGCACCTATTAGTCAGGTTGAAATTGAACAAGAGATGCTCAGGCTCGTTGGGGAACTAGAAAAAGAAACTGAAGCATTTGAGGTTTTAGCCGTTGAGGCGGCCAAGAAAGAAGCAAGGTACAAGTCGAACTGGGCAAAGGAATATCTCGCTCGTTCTGGCTCAATCAAGGAACGTGAAGCTTGGGCCGACTATAAGCTTGATGACGTTAACTATGAATACAAGATTGCAGAGGCTCTTGTTAAAACAAAACGAGAAGCACTATTATCTTTGCGAACATCAATAGATGCAATGCGAACACTTAATGCAAACGTGAGAGTACAGGTATGAGCGGAATACATCCTTCTTTAAAATCACTCGCCGTAGACATCGACACTCTTGACTATCTTGAGGGGAATCCGCGAATAGGAAATGTTGAAGCAATCATGGCTTCATACTCAGAGTTCGGTCAGGTTAAGCCAATTGTCGCCAAGAAAAACGACGATGGAACTGCAACTGTTATCGCAGGTAATCACCAACTTGAAGCAGCAGTCAATCTCGGATGGGAACAGATTGCGGTTATTTTCCTAGACGCCGACGACAAAAAAGCAATTGCTTTTGCTCTTGCCGATAACAGGACAATGGAGCTTGGTTATACAGAACCAGAGCTCTTAACCGACATGCTTCTAGAAATTAGCGAGTACTACCCAGACCTTCTTGATGGATTGGGCTGGGACGAATTCGAACTTGCATCAATGGAAAGCGACATGATAATTGAGCAAGCAAGAATGGATAACTCCGAAGAAGAGATTCCACAGACTAGAGAACAAATAGCAGAGCAAAAAGTTTACGACGATGCTGTTGACTCAATAAAGGGAATGGTTCAAAAAGATGATTCTGGAGAAAACAGAATCGTTGCCAATTCGAATCTAGACCATTCTGATATTGCTACTCGTGGCTCCACTATTGCTGTACCGGGCTCAGCTCCACAGGCAGCAGTTCAATACACAATTGTTTTTGATAATGCAGACCAGCAGGCTCTGTGGTACAAATTTATCAAGTGGCTGCGTTCTGACCCAGCTGTTGACGGAGACACCACGGCAGAGAAATTGATTAACTTCATAGACCCACACATGCCATGACCAGACAAAGAATGTTCTTGAACATTTCTTGCGTGGAAGCTGCGCGCCAAAGAATCAGGCATGTCTACGACCAGTTCGACACTGTGTGCGTGCAGTTCTCTGGTGGCAAAGACTCAACGGCTGCTCTGCTATTGGCAAAGGAAGTTCACGAGGAACGTGGGCTTGGACCAGTCAAAGTTATCTTCAGAGATGAAGAGATGGTTAGCCCAAAGACAATTGAATATGTTGAAAGAGTAAGGAACTACGACTGGGTAGATATGGAATGGTATTGCCTTCCATTCATTGCTGAAGTTTGGGTTCTTGGAAAGCGTGAACGAATCCTTCTATGGGGCGCTCTTCGCGGAAGCGAGGGCAGGTGGGTTAGAGATATGCCACCATGGGCAATCAATGCTCAAACACTTGGATTGAATCCAGCCATGTCTCTTCCAGAGCAAACCGACTATTACACAATGCAGGGAAAGGTCGGCAACGTTGCCTTCATCACTGGTGTTCGTGCAAGTGAGTCAATGGTTCGTTATCGCTCAATTGTTCAGAAGCTTCATGAAAATTACATCGTTACTCCATACAAGCTAAAAAGAGGAATACCTCTTAAGTTCGCAAAGGTCATTTACGACTGGAATACGGATGATGTTTTCAAGTTCATAGTCGAAGAGCACGGTTCTGATTATTGCGAGTACTACGACCTTGCAGCTTTGACTGGCAGCAATACGCGAGTCGGTATCCCACTCCACTCCATTGCTATCAGAAGAATCGGAGATGTGGTTGCCACCGAACCGGAATTCTACGACAAGCTTGTTGAGTGTTTTCCGCACATTGACGCTCAAAGAAGAATATGGAAAGACTTCGATGTTGAGAAGTTGATTTCTAAGTATGCCAAGGATGGTTTTACTGGTGCATCCAACTTCATCAATGATTTTATTATTGGCGAAGAAGCAGCTCGGTCTGCAAGAACTTTCGTTGCGAAGTTTAGGCAGAAGCACGCTATAGACCCAGGCGGGTATCCACTCAATTATCTAATTAGAACTCTTCTCCTAAACCAGTTTGACTCAAACTCACCGACACCAGTTGGCCCCAAAACAAAAGCTCATGCCGTAAGAACCATTGAATCGACGGAGGAACAAAGTGAAACATTTGAATATTAATTACGTAAAGGCAAGCGACTTAAAGATTCCGGAATGGAAGGCAACGCACATACTCCGTCCAGACTTGCTTGTCTTGTCTGCATCGCTAATGGAATTTGGTTTTATTGAGCCAATCCACATCCGGGCATCAACCAAGGAAGTTATAGACGGAAGCGAAAGACTCAGACTGGCCATGAATGTTTCAAGAATTGCCGATGCTCATGGGGACATGATTCCAGTCATCGAGCACGATTGCGATGGTCTGACCGCAATGATGATGCATCTACGCCTAAACAGGGGGCGCGGAAACCTGGTTTCAAAGAAGATTTCCAACATAGTACGGAAGCTAAAGCAGTCTGGAAAATACAATCGCCATGATTTTGATTTGCTTTTGTGCATGAAGACTGACGAGCTTGAGGTAATGTTAGAGGCGTCAATCATCAAGACGAGAAACATAGCTGAACACACGTACTCCCGTGCTTGGGTCCCAATTGAGGCTCCTGCAGGAACAGTGGACAGCGAGCCAGTTGTAGAAAGACCACCGAATCCGGATAGGTGACGGTGATATAATTATTTTATTAGTCCGTCCAAAAACAAGGAACAATTAATATGCCACAGCCAATTCAAGGACCAACGCTTGCTGAAGTAGCTTTGAATCGAAGAGAAAATGAAAAACTTGTTAAAGCGAGGGGTGTTCTTTCCAAAGACGGCAGGGACAGACTGAAGAAGGCGCTGAAAGCTCCAGACATGACTGGTGCCACTCAGAGAGAAAAAGCCAGACAAAGACAGATAGCCAGGGAACTCAAGAAGTACAGAACAGGAGCAAAGGGCGCTCCGTCGACACGAAAAGCCAACGCTCTTTTCAACGAGTCTGGAAGAATTGGCGCAAGAGCAAGAAAACGAGCAGCTGAAAAAACAGCAGCAGCAGCCAAGAAGGCAAAGAAGGCCAAGAAAGCCGCTAAGAAGGCACCCGCCAAAAAGGCTGCTAAAAAGGCTCCAGCCAAGAAAGCAGCCAAGAAGGCAGCACGACCAGTTAAGAAAGCAGCCAAGAAAAGTCGCTAGGACTTAATTATTGAGTTATAAATAATTAGTGCTTTTCTTTAAAGTGCTACAATTGGACTGAAAAGTTGCAACCTCAGAGGTAAGCCATGCTTGTATCAGTTCAAGATTTAGTCACATATATGGACATCTCTCTGTCTATGCGTCAACAAGATGCTGCCGAGATGGTTCTTGAAGGTCTTCAAAGCGAGCTAGAAGCGTATCTTCGCAGACCTGTCGAGCCAACAGAGTTCACTGAAGAATATGTTCTTGACTCGGGTCACCTTGGCGTTCCAATGGGCACTTTCCTTTCAGTTAATAGGCCGGTTGGTGACTCATTTAGCACGACGAGTCCTGTGGAAAATACCGTCTATACGGAGCCTCCACAGACAATATATTTGCGCAACTCCCCTGTCGTCTCTGTAATCGAGGTCACCGTCAAGCCGCAATTCGGCGAAGAGCGCGTTTTGGTTCCGGAAAGCGACTATGTGGTTAGACGATACGGAATTGACTACTTCTTTGGATTCTCTAACGACATAGTGACGGTTAACTACACTGCTGGCCTTGATGGTGAAAACATAAAGATGTTTAAATTGATGATTCTTCGCGCGGCAACTCGTGAAATGCAAAACATGCACGACGATGTCGTTGGTGTAAAAGACCTCAACACAAGAAACGTTGCGCCACTGGAAACAGGGTTCTCCGACCGCGAGCTTGCCTCTGTCAGAAAGTACAGAAGAGTTAGAGTTGCGTAATGGCTAGGACAACTGGCAGGATAACAATTGAGGTTGAAGTCAAGGCGGATGATGTTCTTGAACTCCTAGAAAACATGAAGGACAGGGCTAATGATATGCGGCCTGTTTTCAGATGGGCAAAGGGTCAACTTGAATTAGCCAATGCGGCAAACTTCATGGCTAACGGCCTTCCAAGCGGAAAGCCATGGGCGCCACTTGACAAGGACTACGGCACATGGAAATCAGCACGCTTCCCCGGACGCGGAACGATGGTTCAGACTGGCAACCTTTTTAGAAGCCTTATCAACATGAACGACTCGTCGGTTAACGTTATAGAAAAAGATACAGCTACATTTGGGACCAACGTTGAGTACGCAAAGTTTCATCAATATGGAACCACAAAAATGGCCAAAAGAAAAATAGTTTTCACCCCACGGGAATTCCCACGAGAACTTGGAATTAACATGGTCAAATATATGGTTCTTGGTGAGGATGCGATTACATGAGCCTGATGCATGGCCCACAGTTTGCCAAGTCTTATGTCAATGAATATCTTAAATTGGATATTCCAACGAGAATAGTTAGCTATCGAAATGGCTGGAACGTTGACGACATTACTCTCCCGACACCAATCGACTTCTTCATCCACGAACCAATTGCAATGGATACCTGGCCGACAATAATCACCGCAGCAATATCTACAAGTAAATTTGAAAGAATTGGTTATGACGGGTCAGACCCTCTCTACCGTGTTGACTACTCAATGCGCACATATGTGTGGACTAGGTCAGATGGAGCCGAAGCTGTAACAACAATGAGAGACCGCTTAACCACGGTTCTCAGAGCAGCCCTTCTCGACTACCCATGCCTCAAGGCGTATGACGATAGGAACTCTTTTCGTGCAATGATTGACGAATCAACCATTCGTGA